TCTTTGGATGATGAATATAATGACAATGGCGATTATCAACTTAGCTATTCTTTTTTGAAAAAAGTAAACAAGGTATACAAAGAATACAAAAAAGAATACGACAAGCGAGACTTCACAGACATGATACAAGACTTTGTGTATCAGGGAACTGCGCCATCAATTGATGTGTTGATAGTCGATGAGGCGCAAGATCTAACAAAGCTTCAATGGTCAATGATCGATGTCCTTAAACAATCAGCTAAACGTGTGTGGTATGCAGGAGATGATGATCAAGCTATACATGCATGGAATGGTGTTGATGTAAAAAATTTTATGAACTCATGTTCTAACATAAGGATCTTGGATCAAAGCTATAGAGTTCCAATGTCTGTGCATAGCATTGCAGATAAAATTGTAAAAAGAATTGATGTAAGACAAAAAAAAGAATGGAATCCAACAACACGTGAGGGATTGGTAGACTACCACATGAATTGGTATGATGTAGATATAGACGAAGGGTCATGGACTATCATGGCTAGAACTAACAAGATCGTTAGTAAGATAGAAACAAATTTACGTGACAATGGATATTTGTACGAGCGATTTGGTCAAGTATCATTTAATAATGAATACACACAGTTCATAAAAATGTGGGAAGATTTACGTAAGGATAAATCTATAGCTTTAGATATGATTAAGCAGTTCTATGGGTTTGTGCCAAAGCAAGGTAAGAATCAAGTGGTCAAGAGAGGATCGGCCAAGACATTAGATTATTTAGATCCACAAAGCAGTTTAACGTATAACGAACTTGTGGCTAATCATGGATTGGTTGCGCCTAAGTCTATGAGATCTGAGGATGTTGTAAACATGTCAGAAGATGATCAGACATATAGGGCAGCCATATTACGAAGGGGAGAGGATCTAGATAAGCCTCGTATTAAACTATCGACAATACATCAGATGAAAGGCGGAGAGGATGACAATGTAATATTATTATCTGAGTCATGCTATCCTGCAGTCAATGCACCTAATCAAGATGATGAACATCGTGTGTTTTATACGGGGGTTACTAGAGCGAAACATAATTTACACATAGTAGATTCATTTGGAAAGTATAGGTACATGATATGAAAAGAGAGAACGTATTAGCTAAAGCAGGGCAACTTATTACGGGTGATAGAGCAAGAGATTATGGGGATGCCTATGAAAATCACGAAAGAGTTGCTACTATGTGGTCAGCAATATTAGGTATTAAAGTTTCTGTAAGAATGGTGTATCTTTGTTTATTGGCCTTAAAGATTTCACGTTTAGTGAAAACACCAGGTCATACAGATTCGTGGGTCGATATCTGTGGATATGGCGCACTTGGAGCAGAAGAGAAAGATGATAAGTAGTTATTTCAAACCACACCCTAATCCAACAATGAGGGTCATAAGCTTAGGAGCAGGTGTGCAATCTTCTGTCATGGCATTGATGGCAGAACGAGGAGAGATAACACCTAAGCCAGACTGTGCAGTATTTGCTGATACACAAGCAGAACCCGATGAGGTTTACACACATCTTGAGTGGCTATCTACACAACTATCTTACCCAATATATCAAACAACTGCGGGAGACTTACGTAAAAGTATAACAGAAGGCATAAACATCAGAGGCACAAACAGAGATTATTGTGTAGTGCCTTTTCATGTCAAAGATGGTTTTGGACGTAGACAATGTACAACACAGTTTAAGATTGAACCAATACAGAAAAAGTTTAGAGAATTACTTGGAGTAAAGAAGAATCACAAAGTTAAACCAGGAGTTATACTTGAACAATGGATAGGTATAAGTCAAGACGAGCTACAACGTGTAAAAGAATCTAGAGACAAATGGTTATATAATCGATGGCCACTGTTAGAACTAGGAATGAAACGATATGATTGTCAAAATTGGTTTGCTAAACATTACCCAGAAAAATATTTACCACGATCTGCTTGTACATTTTGTCCATACAAAAACAATAATGAATGGCGACATCTAAGAGACAACGATCCTAAAGGTTGGGAAGATGCGGTGGCCGTGGATAAAAAGATAAGAACTACTGGCACAGATAAAGGACGTGAGCAATTTGTACACAGATCCTTAAAGCCATTAGATCAAGCTGACTTACAAACAATGGAAGAGAAAGGGCAACTATCATTCTTAGATGAGTGTGATGGTATGTGTGGTATGTAATGAAAGATAAAAACACAATTAGTTTTTTAGAACGTATGGAGATGAATACGTTAGAAAAAGAATGGACAGTGCCTCAATCCTTTCCAAACCTTACTAATTCTAAATACATAGCTATTGACTTAGAAACATGTGATCCAAACTTAATGGAACTTGGCCCAGGATGGACACGTAATGATGGGTTTATCGTGGGAGTAGCTGTCGCAGCGGGGGATTTCGTGGGATATTATCCCTTTCGGCACCAAGGTGGTGGAAATATACCAGAAGAAAAAGTCTTTACCTGGCTTAGAAAACAGATGGATACACCAAACATACCCAAGATTATGCATAATGCAATGTACGATGCGGGATGGCTTAAATGGGCAAATGTGGATGTAAAGGGCAAGATTATTGATACGATGATTGCTGCTCCACTTATTAATGAAAACAGATTTAGTTTTGCATTAAATGCCTTGGGTCGTGACTATCTTGGCGAGCGCAAGGATGAAAAGGTACTTAAATCGGCAGCAAAGGATTTTGGATTAGATCCTAAAAAAGAACTTTGGAAACTACCATCACAATTTGTAGGGACCTATGCAGAACAAGATGCAGCTTTAACTCTTAGATTATGGAATCACTTTGAACCACTGATAAATAAAGAAGAGCTATCAAGTATATTTGAATTAGAAACAAGTCTTATACCTTGTGTGTTTGAGATGAGAAGTAAAGGTGTAAGAGTAGATTTAGATAAGGCAGAGCAAACTAAAACTAAGTTACTCACGATGAAGAAACAAATACTTAAAGAAATAAAAGATGATACCAACATAGATGTAGAACCATGGGTGGCAACAAGTGTAGCTAAGGTATTTGACTATCATAATATTCATTACGATGAGACTGATAAGAGCAAACAAGCATCCTTTACAAAAGCTTGGTTGCAAAATTGTCCACATCCTATAGCAGCTAAGGTATTAAGACTTCGTGAATTAGATAAGGCGCACAATACATTTATCGACAGTATACTCAAACATAGTTATAAAGGTCGAATACATTGTGAGTTGCATCAACTTCGTAACGATGATGGTGGCACAGTGACGGGTAGATTTAGTTCGTCTAATCCTAATCTTCAGCAAATACCATCAAGAGATCCAGAAATTAAGAAAATGATTCGAGGTCTATTTATACCCGAAGAAGGCGAGAAGTGGGGTAGCTTTGACTACAGCAGCCAAGAGCCAAGATTATTGGTTCATTATTGTGGGGTCGTAAACAAAGGTAATCCTACTGTGGATAACATTATAGAACAGTATCAACAAGATGATGTTGACTTTCATCAGATGGTTGCAGATATGGCAAACATATCTAGAAAAGAGGCTAAGACAGTTAATCTTGGTATTATGTATGGCATGGGCAAACAAAAACTTGCCAACACTCTTGATATTAAATTAGAAGAGGCAAATGAGTTATTAGATACTTATCATCGTAAAGTTCCGTTTGTTAAACAACTTGCAGATCAAGTCATGTCACGTGCACAAAAGATGGGTAGGGTTAGAACTGTTTTAGGCAGATCATGTAGGTTTGATATGTGGGAGCCAAAGACATTTGGTTATAATCAACCCTATAAGTTTGAAGAAGCTGAAAAGAAATATGGCCCAGGTATTAGACGAGCTTTTACGTATAAGGCATTGAATAGATTGATACAAGGCAGTGCAGCAGATCAAACAAAGAAAGCCATGGTTGATTGTTACAACGAAGGTTTAGTGCCTTTGCTTACAGTGCATGACGAACTTTGCTTTAGTATAAGTTCACAAGAACAAGCAAATAAGATTACAGAGATCATGGAACAAGGTCTTAAGTTAAATGTCCCAAGCAAAGTAGATATGGAAATCGGAAAAGATTGGGGAGAAATTTCATAAAACACTTGTAATCCTCTAAAAAAGTATTATATCATATCATATCATATCATATTTAATAAGGAGGAAAATATGGGTAATCAAGCTTTAATACAGATGGATTGGGAACTAGATTCCATTTTAAATGATTATAGTTCTTCAAAAACTTCTAAAGCACAAACTTTAAAAAATTTAGAAGAACATTATTTAAAACCTTCAAATTGTTATTATTACTTATCATCTGGAGATGCAATATCAGATGGTTTAGCTGGTATAACAGAAGATGATGTTAATGAAGCTAAACAATTGGCAGTAATGGAATTAGCATCTTACTTAAGAAGACAACCATTAAAAAAGTTTAAACAGATTAATGTTCATGAAAATGTTTACAGATCTATAAAAGAACTTTCTCAAAAATTAAAAATGCCTTTAGCAGGAACTGTTAATTATATTTTGGATCGTGCAGAAAAATACGAAACGTCTGAAAAGGAGAGAGATGATTTTTTTAATACAAAATATTGGCCATTAATGAGATTTGTAGAAAATAAATTAGATTGTGATAAGAAACAGGTAAATGATTTTTTAAATCAAGATGATTGGGTGCAATATGAAAAGTCCTTAAAATATCGTGGAGGTGAATAATATGTCCGAAGAAAATCTAACTGGACCGCAAATTAAACCACACAAAATGCAATGTTGGTATTGTAAAAGGTTTGCGCAAAGAGAAATAAAAGAGGTCAATAGTAAGGATGGACCAGATAAGTTTCAACCAACTAGAGGCACTGTTATAGGCGAACCCGTTTGTACAGATTGGAATGGACGTAGACACTATAGATATAAAGTGTGGACGGGTTTTTACAAAATGAACTTTGGTCATTTCTGTATGCAAAAGTGCGCTACATCCTGGGCAAATAAACAAGTCTTAGGTATTAGAGGTATGATACAAAAGAAGAAAGACAAAAATAGTCCGCCCGATAAACAAGCGCAGTTAATAGAAATGAAAGAAAATATGGGTAAAGTCAGACCTGAACATTTGGAGAGTTTACAAAGAAAATTTAATGAAAATAGACACTAAGTGGATATATTCTCCATGCGATCAATTAACCGCTCTGCACGTTTGGTTACTTGATCGTACCACTTGGAGGAACGCATCTCAGATGCAGCGGCTTTCCAGTCACCTTTATTAACATTCTCACGCATACGCACAAATTTTGATAAACGAGGCCGTCCAAGATTAAACATCATATTGGCTATGATTAGTTGTGCTTCTTCTGGTAGATCATCAAAGTTATCATACAATACTTTGCACTCATCTATCGTTACTTGTATATCCTTATCAAACAACTCATTAACACGTTCTTCTGATACTGGTGTGCCAACTGGCTTACCATACTCCTCATCCCACTCGTTAATAAGATGGCCTATACCTGTCGTAGGTAAATTTAAGTGATCGAGGTACACGGAATAAACACACCCCTCATCTCTTTTAAGTTCTTCTCTAAGTTGTTCTATGTTCATTGACTTCCTACTGTTGCTCTAGTTACGGGATTCGGTACTAATATTGGATTGACACCACCCGTAGATCCTACACCTGCGGGTGGGTTGATATTCGGTATATTAATATTTTGTACGTTAGTTAATGCTCTATTAACTTGTGGCTCAAGTTTTTGCCTTTGTAAATTTAACAAAGGTCTAGCCTCTTCTTCTGTTTGCTGTACACTCATCTGTGTTGATCTAACTGTTGCTGCAGAAGTTAACGCCAACATGGTTTGAAAACCTTGAGCTATAGGATCATTAGATTTAAACTTACCCTCTAAAAATTGTTTTACAGTATTAGGTTTTCGACTTGCCATCATCATTTTAAGAACTGTCGGATTACGTAGTGCTTTTGACATAATAGCATAACCTGCAGCAGTTGTAGCAGTCGCAAGAGGATTCATGATAAACGCAACAGATGATAAAGCTAAAGCGATTTGTGGTGCGGCAAGTCCACCTTTACCAGTAATGCTTGCATTAGATACTTTAATCATTTGTTCTGCTAAGGCATCAAGTCCATCATACGTGCCTTTGCCTAACATCTCGTCAATGGTCTCTCTTCCATAATTATCTCTAATTACCTTTTGTAATCTAGGACCTAATCGTCCAGTTCTAAATGCATCTACAAAGTCATCGGTCATTTTAACCACACCTTGATCATCAACTGTCGCACCTATTTGTTTAAGTATTTTACCCATTGCAGCATCTTGTACTGCTTCAAAAGTGCTAACTTGTCGACCACCTATGGTTTGTACTTTACCTTTTAGTATTCTTTTGGCACGTCTTATAGAAGATACGTCTCTAAATATTTTGTCAGCTATAACGTCTGGATTACTTGTTCTCTCAAGAGTTCGTAGTACATCATCTGCTCTACGTGCCTTTGCGGCTTCTTGTATTTGTCTCATTCTAAGTAAACCACGACCTAATGGTTGTTGTTTTAAAGCAGTTAATGTTTCTGGAGCAAAATCTGCTCCTCCTCTTCTCATAACAAAAAGCACTTCGTTCAAGTCTTTTAATTCTTTTTCAAAAAGTTTTTTAATAGTTGTTCCTTGTTCATCAATCGATGAACTAAATTTAACTGGATCTATTACACGTTGACCAGTTTCTTTGTTTACAATCAAAGACTTTTCAGCAATGCGCTCAAGATACTGTTTGGCTAAAGACTGTCTTACTTGATCAGCCATCTCTGCACCAGAGCCTCTTATTGTATTTAATTCTGCTTGTTCAGCTTCTATTCTTCTTATCTCTGTCTCTAAAGCTTTTCTACTACTGGCTCTTGGATCAACGTTAGCTATTCTTCTTTGAACGTCTGGTATTGAACGGCCAGAAATTTGTCTTCGTTGTATGGCACGTCTACCTTCATTTAAATCTAATATGCCAGTTTTTGCTCCTAAAACTTTTTCACTTGGCATGCCTCGTATAGCTTTAAGAAGTTGTGTTAACCCTTCTGGATTATCGGGTGTAATTATATTGTCTAAAACAAATGAAGTATTGATTCTTCCATTTTTTGCTTGTTTTAAAATATCTTCAACAACAATATTATCGAATCTTTTCATACCTTCAGCATACAAGTTGTTTACTCTTCTAAGCAAACCTAAAGCTTCAACTGCATCAACATCTGCTTTTGGTTGTAGTTTGAACCCAGGTACTGTTTGTGTCTTTTGATTAAGGACTACTAGTTTACTCAAGGCAGATTTCATTGCATCTTCAACTGAATCTTTAAGACCTTGTAATGCAGTTTTACTTGCGCCACCAATTAATTCTGAATTCCTAGAGGCATCAAGTAATGCAGTTCTGATTCTTGATATTGTTTGCACATCCGATAAATCTCTTAAATTAGTAATCGATCTTGCTAATTTAGAAGCCATTGGATCAGCAGCGGGATCTCTAGCTAATTCTTGTAAAGCAGATTTTATACCACGGGTATCAATTATTCTCGCATCTGCTAAATTTTTATTAACTTCACCATATAACCTATCCATATCTTCATCAAAAACTTTTTTACTAGCTTTTATCATCTGATCTAAACTAGCGGGTATCTCTTTGTCACTTCTTAAATTTTTAATTACATCATCGATGTTTTTTGTTATCTCTGTATTAAATCTTTTTTGTGCAGTCTCAAGTGCTCTAGATCCCTCTTCATAAAAGTTTTTAATGTCTTGTCTAACAACTTGGTTTAATTTATCTACTTGAGTCCTTTGACCAACACCTAATTTAGTTAAATCATCCATGACAATATTAAGATTGTCTAATGCAGCTTTCTCGTTAGGAAAGATTCCCTCATACACTGCTTGCAATCTATTTAGAATTGGTCGAAAAGAATCACTAGTAGCTCCTGCAACTGTTGGTCTATAATTTTTGTCTATTAATTCTCTTGCTTGTTTTCTCAAAGCCTCGTTTGCTTCGCCACCAGGACCTTTAATTAATCTACCAAATATTTGACTTATTCCACGGCCTAAACCTTCACCAACTAAACCAAACACACCTTCCATTGCAGAGTCTCTAGCAACTTCAGTAAAGCTTTGTTTTTGCAATCCTTCTGCATATTCTATTCCTTCATCTAAAGCTTTACCAAAAAATGCTGCTCCACCAACAAGTAACATGCCTGGTATAAATCCAACACCAGAGGCAGCTATACTTGTGCCAATACTAGTTACTATTGGAAGTGCCGTTGCGCCCGCAAATTCTTTTACATCATTAAAAGAAAAACCCTCCTCATCTATAGCAAGTTCTTTGCCTTCACCAAGACCGAGTTTATTTCTACCCTCTTTTGTTAAAATAAATCTTCCTAATGCATCTGTTCTAAAACCATCGTCACCTACTACAGTTTGTAAATAACCCGCTTTTTCATCATCTCTGTCCATGCGACCAAATTGAAATCTAGAAAAACCACCAACAGAATCTAGACCAGTGGTGTAATCAACATCGGGTTCTTTATATTTTGATATAAACTCTTCTTCTGTAATTTTTTTGCGTGTCTTTGGATCAACACCCATGGCTCTCATTTGAGTAGCATACTCTCTTATTTGCTCTGGTGTTGCAGTAGCAAAGTCTAAATCTCTTTTACTAACTTGTTGAACTTGTGCCTCATTTTCAAAAAAATCAACAATAGTATTCAGTTCATCTTGCGTTGGATTATCTCCAGCAATCTCAACTTCTTCTATTTGTTTTGTAAATGGATTTTCTATTTTAACTAATGTCATTTAGATAAATCGAGACGAATAACTCCGTCATCGCCTCTAGTAGCACCTATTTGTCTAACTACTTTCTTGCCACCAACGTATGTACCAAAACCCTCCTCGCCACCAGGCGCAAGTCCTACTTCGGCTAATCTTGTTCTGTCAGCAGATAATAAACCTGCAGCACTTCTACTTGTTCCTGGTTGAATCAATGGTGATAAAAATGCTTCTGTAGTTTTGATGGTTGCAAAAGCACCTTTTTGTGCATTTTGCATTTGTTCATGTGCACGTTGTAATCTTTTAACCATTTCAGTTTCAGTTTCAGCAGCAAATGTTAAAATGCCACCATCTAATGCACCTTCACCAAAATAAGCAGTAATTAGAAAATCAACGTCTCTATTTGAAATAGAGTTTGCACTTTGTGTTCTTCCAAGTGTAACTGGTATAGTTTTTTGTAAAGCAGCTTTCATTGCATTACGAACTTCTGTTTTGCTTCCGTAATTTTTAGTAAGATCCATACCAAAAAATGCACCACCTCTTAATATAGCGTCACTTACAACACCAGATAAACCAGTAACACCACCTTCAGACACAGTTATCATAGCTCCTTCTATCAAAGCCATGCCAGATTCAGCGTCAATGGCATCAGAAACAGCACTATTATAATTTTCAATTTGCTTTGTTAATTCTGTAGGTTTGATTGTTTTATTTTTTCGAGCGTCTGCAAGAAGTTTATTATATGCTGCCTTTTCTTTTAGTAAAGCAGCGATGGTAGTATCTGCAAATAAATTGTTTGGCAAATTGCCATCTCTAATATCACCAATATTTACTGGTATAGTTTCGTTTGCCTCATACCTTTTGCCTCTGTACATGGTGCCTCCTGGACCTACAACGTAATCTTTAAATCCACGTCTTTCTTTTGCTATTAATCTGTTTTCAGAGGCTATTTTAGATTTTTCTTGTAACCCATATTTGAGTGCTGACAATTGAACTTGTCGATTAAAATCATCTTTTTGTTTTTTGTCTTTAATAAACATGTCAGCACCACCTTCTAGTGCTTTAGCAATATTTGTTATTGCGTCTGGACTTTGACCCGCTGCCATTGCAAAGCCAATTTTTGCAATAGCGAGTCCTTTATCTAAACCTTCATATTGTGGTGCATTTTGTGTGAACTCTTGCATTAATTGTTTTAATTCATCTTGTTTTTCTTTATCAGTGCCTTCATTTATTACTTTAGCAATTTCTTCTTTAGTCTTTGGCAAAATTGATCCAAGTTGACCTACTTGTCTTCTTTTTTGATCATCTAATATTTTTTGTTGTTCTTCAGTTATTGTTGGCTTAACGGGGTCTGGTTTAATTATTTTTTTCTTATCTGAATCTTCACCCGCAATTAGGTTTTCTTCTTCAGCAATTTCAGCAGCTTCAGCATTTTTTTTCTGTTGCTCTAGTATAGTAGGACTAAGCTGACCTTGTTCCATTCTTTTTTGATCTTCTAAAATATTAATTTGTTCTATATTTTTTTGAATCTCGGGACTCGTGGTCATTATGCCGACATCAAGAGCTTCTTGTGCTCTTCTTTTTCTTGCACTTTCAGTTGGTTGTTTTAAAAAATCTCCTATAATATTACCTGATGGATCGGTAAAAGCAGAGGCAATACCTGTAGCTGTTCTAAGATTTTCTAATCCACTAAGTCCTATGTTTGCTAATTGTCTTCCGTATTTACCTAATCTAGTATCTGCTGCATCAACATCAAGTTGACCAATAGGTGTTAAAAACTTATTGGCTAAAGGTCCTTGTCCTCTTATACCTTTCATATATTGATCAGATATTTGTCCAAAAGATAAAGATGGAGAAACAAGTTGATTAACAAGATTCGGATTAAATTTTGTCATTGGATTTGTGCCCATGGTTAAACCACCATTTGCCAATGTTCGTATACCACCCATAGCATTCAGTTTGTTACGAGCGTTGCGGTTAAACATTTTACGATTCATAAAACTCATTTTCCGAATAATCCACCTAGTAATCCACCAAGGCCACCGCCTCCACCGCCTCCAAAAGCACCAAAAAGACCAGCTAAACCAGTACCAATACCTGCAATTTGAGATAATCTACTTGGATCGGGGGTCGTGGTTGTAGATAATGTAGTAGCAGTAGATGGCACACCTCTAAATATATCTGACATAAAAGATAATCTTTGATATGGCTCAAACTGTCTTTGTGTGGATGTAGCTCGTAAAGCATCTAATTCACTTTGTTGTTGTGCTTGTTCTTGTCCGCCTAATGATGACAATAATTGTATATCTCTTAAGTTTGCTGCTTGTTGCGCTTCACCTAAACCAGCAGTTGCAATACCAGCCTTTGTGAATAATTCTGATGCTTTTTGTGCTCTGTCTTGTGCAGACTCAAATGCTTGTGCACGAAGACCAGCAGATTGTCTTGCAAATGTATCAGCTAAGTTTCTTTGTAATTCTTGTTCAGCTACTGCTTGTCTTGAACCACCAAATGCACCTTGTTGCACTGCTCGACTACCGATTTGTTGTCTTGCAATGTCACCTTGTCTTGTGATATCTGCAAGGTTTTGATCTATGACATTTTCTATAAATGGATTCATAAAAGCTTGTTGTGATCCTGGTTGCAATGCAGATACACCCATACCAACAACATCTGCACCACTTTGTAGCATTGGTTGAAATGCACCAATACCTGCTACCCCACGTTCTATAGCATCTTTTTGTATAGGGGTTAGTCCTGCTACTTGTATTTCTGGAAACTCAACGGGTTGCGTTGCAGTATCTCTAACGTCTGTCAAAAGTTTTTCTAAGAAATCTCTTTGATAATCTGGTAAGACTGTTTTTTGTTCAACTGTTGAAACTGCCATTATGCCATTCCTTCAAACTTGTCCATTAAATCATACATAGTTGCTATGCCTTTGTCTATGTTTCCATTACCTGCACCCTTTACAGCCTTTTCTGTAAATACAAACTCATTATTAGATAAGGCTGCACGTTGCACTGGTTTACCATCTTGATATATCATCCCTGGTATACTGTCCGAGGTCCCAGTTCCAGGGCCCTTTAATATACCACCAAACTCTGGAGATCCACCTTCCATTAGTGCACGAATACCACCACTATTAGTTGGCGGGTTCTTTTTGGCCATGATTGCATCTTCTAGTTCTTCAATAGATCTATAACCTATACCAGTATTTGGATCGTTAAAATTTAATAAACTACTTATACCAGATTCCATCATGTCACAACTCTATCAAAAAAAATAATAATCGTCTATTTATATTCGAGATATCGCACTCGTTGTCACCCTTGTTTTTGATAACTCTTGAATACTTGCAACGACATGCAGTCTATCTGCTGTCGCAGCTTGAACCTTCAGTACTTCACCACTTTGCAATATTAAATCTTTTGTTAATAATTCTATTGTAGTATTAGCTCCTACTGCTTTAACATTAAACAAAACAAAGGTATCACTACCACTAACAAGTTGTACTGTAATTGTATCAGCGTTACCACTATCTTCTGCTACTAAAATAGAATTGACTATTGCTGCATTGAAATCGGCATCACTAGGAACTGTAAACAAAGTTGTAAGATTGGTTGTGGTAAGATCTAACTTTGCGTTTGTAACACCTTGAATATACTGAGGAATACTGGTTATAAGCATTAGCGTCTACCATCCTCTCGTATATCAACTCTAGGTGTACCAAGTTTATATTTTGTTCCTAGTGATGTGGAATCTATTCTTAAAGCAAAAGATCTACCTCGTAAACGATAATTTAATTTTTCTGTAAACTGTTCTACTGGACTAGTTGCAGACCTTTGTGTTGTATTTTGAGTTGTTTCATTAAAATCGGCACCAGGATTATTTCTTGATTTCATAGTAAAAGCTACGTCTGGATTAACGCTAGTAGATCCGTTAAATGTAATGTCTGGTATAACTTGTTTTATAGATAAAAATTTATCACCATCTCCAATATCAATGGCCGATGATTCAATGAACGATGTCATAGCAGATCCATCGTCATCAAATCCAACTTCATGATTATAAAGCAACGAACCACCTGTAGCTTGTGGTAGATTTCTTATGCCCCTATCAAGCCATGCTTGTCTTTCAAGTGTGCCGTAATACCAAACTTTTTCTAAGTAATTATAAGCGACATATTTGTCTATCTCTGTACCCGCAGACGATGGATAAAACCATAATATTTCACTAAATTCTGAATTAAGTCCTACATGTACCTTATCACGCTCTGCAAAATTAAAATCTAAAAATACTTTATCTTTTACTGTGCATGGTAGTTGTATTGTTTGACCACCAGAATACACATAAAATGTATCTACACCCATCCAAAACACTGCATCTTCAACAGCTATTGCAGAGAACGGACTCATAATTGTTATGTTCTTTGATAATTCTTGTAAACCAAACGTAAATGGTGGACCTATAAACTTCATGGCGTGTAATGTTTTGTTAGTGAAGACTAATATCTGTTGTTTTGTTTCAACAGCTTGTACGAAGGTAGATCCACCACCTAACCTTAAATCACCTGCCGTATTTGTAGCAGTCGGAAAGAAATCTACTGGGTTTTCTTGTGAAGAAAAACGTATTAACAATGGATCTTGTACCCCATTGCCTTGTGTAGCAGACGAGTTTGCACCTAATCCATCACAGCCAAACACAATAACATGTCTGTCTTGGTCTGATACAAGAACTTGTTTAGCAATGGTAGGCACACTTGTTTCTCCAGAGTATGTGCTTGTTGCACTGAGTTCTATTGCTCTGTTGCCTAAACCATTTGTTTTATCCCAGTAAAATATACCACCATCTCTTGGATTTATAATAATATCTTCACCAAAATTATCATGTGACCATAATCTAATCTGTGCTCCAGGGGTCGTAACACTTG